ATTAGGTGTAAACCCAGTAGCCTTATCCTCACCAAAGTATTCACCTTGTTTCACTCCTACCTTTGAGTAGTCAAAACTTGTAATATCTGTTATCATATCTATAAGTGCCATTATTATTCCTTAGTTAATCCCTCTACTTTAACACCTGTTTGGTTGTTTGCATCTATAATTTGTTGTAACAATATCACAGATTTCTCTTGATATTCTTTCATTGAATCCGCACTCATACCCTGTATCTCTAACATTCTTCTAAATGTATCTCCATCTTGTTCATCTTGTAAAGATACTTTTTCTTCTATTAATTGTTGTCCATCTGTATCAGCTGTTGCAACAGCGACATTTGATGAAGCTTCATCAACCATAGTAGTCATGTCTTCAGTAGCGTCTTTATTCGCCTTACTTATATCTCTTGCAGCTAATCCTGCATCTATTGCGAGAGATGCTGCCGTTCCAAGTCCAGGAATTATTGAAGCAGCTCCACTAGCAACTTCTCCCAATGCACCTGCCCAATCACCTTTCATCAATCTACTAAATCCAAATCCAAGTCCAGCAACTGCACCCAAAATAGGTATTTTCTTTAAAGCACCTTTCATTACGGCCTTACCTGCTATTTTTGCAGTTCCTTTTTTAACCGCTGATTTGGCTGCTGCACCATAAACTTTTTTACCAGTTGATTTCATCACAGCACCACCACCTGCTTTAGTTAATGCTTTTCCACCTGCAACTGCTAAACTAGCCTTACCTGCCAACTTAGCACCACCTCTTTTCAGGCCTTTCATCATTCCTTTCATTCCTTTTCCACCAAAACCTTTAAATCCCATAAATTGTGCAGCTGTATTTAAACCTACTGCTGTCGTAAGTATCCCTAACGCAATTATTAACGCCTTCATTACTACTTGTGCGGTATCAGTTGCATTTGCTAATTTTTCTTGTACATTCTTTTGTTGTTGTTTAATATCTTTGTCGGCATCTTTTACTTCCATCTTACCACCTGCCAACTTACTCAATTCATCTACTGAAACTCCAATTGAATCTGCCAATGCTCTTCTTTGAAGAACATTCATTTTTTCTAATTCAGCTTTACCACCAATCTGTTTTACCACATCAGCAGCTGCTCCAGCAATATCACCACTAAGTGCAAGTTCTCGAGCCTTATTATAATTTAATTGTTTACCAATTAACATTGAGGCTTCCATTTCTTTCTCTATGGAAGATTCAAAGTCTAATAAGGAATCGGCTATTTTAGCGGTAGTTGCTAAATTTAATCCTAACTTTCTTGCCTGAACTGCAGCCTTAGCTATATTTTTTCCACCATCTAAACCAAACTCAGCAAACATTTCTGTATTTGCTGCAATGTCATTCATAATAGCTCCAGGAGCAACATTATTTGATTCTGCTAACGCAGCTGTAAATTCTAAGGTTGCTTTTGCACCTGCTTCACCAGCTGACGATATTGATTCCATTGCTTTAAAAACTTGAATACCTGTTTCTGAAGAAACACCAAGTGATTTTGACATCAATCCAAAATATTTTACATTTTCCTCTGTAACGGCACCTACTCCACCCAAATTATTTGCTAATTCTCCTGCAATTTTTGTACCATCGATTCCCAATACTGAAAGTGTTGTATTAACCATAGTCAAATCTTTAGCCAACCTAATAGATTGGTTAGCTGAAGTTCCCAATTCGTCTTGAAAATCAAAAGCTTGTTTAACTCCCATACCAAGTATTTTAACAACAGCCACTAAAGAAGCCAACATTAAAATAATTGGATTCTTGAACATAGCTTTTACAAATAATCTAGCCTGAGCAACCATACTTGACATAGCACCTACACTCAAACCTAAGTTACCAAGTAATTTATCTTGTAAGTCATTCTGAATTTGAGTTTCTGATGCTATTTCTTGGTTTGTTTTTAAGATATCCTGTTGGGTTGAAAACTTCTTTGCTGCTGTTTTATATTGTTTGTCGGACATCTTTGAATTATCCTGTTGAAGTTTTTTCATCGCCCTCGCCAACTTTTTTTGTTTCTCTTGAGAAGCTGCTATATCATATTGTTTAGCTGCATATTGATCACCAATTTCTATTAATTCTTCAGCTGAATCGGAAATTGTTTTAGCTGACTTTTCCTGTTTTTTTAATAACTTAAGCTCTTCACCCTTACTCTTTAAGTATTTCTTATGAGCTTCGTAAGCTTTACCTGTTTTCTCAGCAGCTTTTGTAGTTTCTTCAGTAATCATCTTTTCCATTTCAACTCTTTTCTTAGTTAAATCTTTAAGTGATTTCAGTTCTTTGGGTGTTAGCGCCATAATTGTTTACTTTTTTTGTTAGTTAAATTTTAGTAGCCTAAATCTTTAAGAATTTGATCGGCTGCCGCTACTGGGTCTTTTTTAATCTGTTTTACAAACTTTGCATGTTGTGCATGCTTCTTTTTCATCATCTTTTCTATATCTCTATCACTTTGCCCTCTAATTGACTTTTCAATAGATTTTACAAAAGATGATAAAATGCCTTCTTTATGAAGTTTATGTAATACCTTCTTTGAATTCTCGTTAAATTTATATTTCATAATGAAATTCCTTACTATTAAATTGGATGGGTTTTATCATTAATAAATATCAAATACTAAGATTTTTGAAACCTTTGCTTAGGTTGATGTTTGTCTATTTCTGCGTTTTCTTTTTGCCGAGTATCAACTAATAATTTAAGGTAAAATCTCCTTAAATATACTGGCATAGTGTAAATTTCGGAAAAGGTGAATCCCTTTCCATGATAAATTATATTGTAAATTTCTTCGTGAAGTTCTTTTTTATAATTCGGACTCAGGCCAAAAAAATCGTACTCCTATCGGTATATTCACCGTATGGAGTTCTCCTATTTGACTTTCATATTCACATTCAAAATTTATATCAGGTGTTACCGAATTGTATTTTTTACGAAATGCTTTTGTGTCTAATGATAAGAACTGATTATCAACAAAATTATTAATAGTTTTTCGTTCAGTTTCACCATCAACTGAAATAATTTGTTTCTTTAAACGAGTTGTTAATTCATTTGATACTCCAGTTACCTTTGATAACTTATCAAATGCTTTAACTTCTTTTTCAATTTCTTTCTCGTCTTTATGTGTGAGTAATTTAAACTCAATTTTCTTTTTAGTATTAGGTAAAGTAAATGAAAATTTATTTTCTTTTGCACTTTTAAATACCTTTTCATCTATTTCTTTATTCTTTAACGCTGTTAGATCAAAAGTATGTTCTACCTCAAGACCTGTATCAGGGTCTTCAATTATTACTGTATAATCCTTACCATATCCTAATACTCGTGTACCTACCATAAGTGCATTTTTATCACCAATTAGTAAATCATCTAATTTAATTTTAGGGTCTGCGATAATATTTTCTAAAAGTTTATCTATTACTACTCCCTTTTCAATTAAATTTGTGGAAGTTAAGATATCTTCCTCTTTTGCTGTCATATATTTGACATCGATTGTTCCTGAACGAAGTGGACTATCCTCTGAATAGAGTGAACCATTTGATGGTAGAGCCAAAACTTCGGTCGGAAAATCGTACTGATTTTCAGCCATTTTTATCTCCTATGAAATGTGTTTAAAACCATTATAATAATAACTATTGTTTTCTTTTACAAAAATGTAATTTATTTTGGTGTTGCAAATTTCTCCGCGGCTGTTACACCTAATCCTACTACTGAAATGTACATAAAACATTCAAGTATTTGTTCTTTGATATCAAAACCAAAAAATGTATTTGCACCCCACGACAAAACTAACATAAAGAATGATGCAAAGCCGATAAACCTTTTACTTGAGATTTTAGCGTCGTCTGATAACATCTCTTTTATAAAATTCATAATATCTTCCTTATATGTATTAGAACGATAGTACTGCGTAATCGTAACGAAGTGTTAACGATATGTCAGCGACATCAGTTCCATTAGCAAAATCTAAATCGTTGAAGTTAGCGGTTTGTATGAAAGCACCTTTCAATACCCATTCCTCAACTTTATCACCAACTGGACCTAAAAGATTAAATTTAATCTCTTTCTTATAAAAATCTGAATATCCATCACGACCTGTTACTGATTCGTGGTGTAATCTTACCCATTCCATTACTGCTTGAGCTCCACTTGGAACGATTGGATCATATAGAGTTACTTCTAATGGCTCCCATGTACCTTTACCTTTGATAAATCGTTTAACATTAATGTGATTTAATTCAACTTCTTCAAAAGTAATTTGTGGACGATTCATAGTCTTCACAAAATAAGAAGGTATTCCGTCAATGTACATGACGAAACGATTTTTAGTTTTCGGTTCAAACGGTGTAAAAAAGATTTCGTCTGCTGATAGTATGTCGGCCATTTTATTCTCCTAAATTAATTGCCGTTAATTTTTCTTCGATAATAAATATCATAAAAGTAAAAAAAATGAATCTACACCTATTATAATTATACATCATTATTCGAAGTTTTTTAGAAGTTTTTTCTATAGAGTAAAAAATTACCCTAAAAAGAATTTGAGACATCCCGACTTTTTGACTTTTTCCTCAGAAATGAAAAACCCACACTCAAAATTGAATGTGGGCTCTTCTTTATAAGACAGTATTTTTATAAGTTAAACTTACTCAGGGAATGCTGCCCCAGTTGGTTGAACAACAAAATCCAACACAATGAACTCTGCAGTTCTTGTAGGTTGAATGAAGATTTGTCCTCTCAACTCATTTCTATCAACAACATCTGGTGTGTTGTTAGAATCGTCCATCACTACTTTAAATGCTGACAATCCACTATTAGCTTGAACTGATTCTAAGAAAGGATTAACTATTCCTAAGAATCTGTTTCTTGTTGCTGCTGTGTTTTGTTCGAACACCAAGTATCTTGAAGATGAAGCAATGAATTTACGAAGTCTAATTAATAGTCTTCGTACATTGATTCTATCAAGAGCTGATGGTTTTCCCTGTAATGTTTTTTGTCCAAACACTACAACTCCTTGTCCTGGGAAAGAAGCAATTGGGTTAACACGACCTTCATACAAGTCATCTCTTTCTGTATGTGTTAGTCTTGTTTGTGCCTCTAATACACTTCCTAATCCACCACGATTTAAACCAGCAGGTGCGAACCATTCGTGTGCTACTTGGTCTGTAAAACTAATTACACCAGGTAGTACAACTGAAGGCGGAACCCAAGTTGGTTTGTTATTCGAAGTATCAACTATTTTGACCCAAGGATAATAAGTTGCTGCATAATTCGTATCAAGTGCTTTTATATCACTAACTGCATTTGCTACTGAACGGCCATATCTTGAACCATCAATAACATAAAAAGCATCTGCACGAGATTCGAGTTTACTAATTGCATGTTTCGTAACAGAAGAGTGATATTCATGGATAACACCAGGTGTTGCCATTAAATTAATATCATATTCATCTGGATTACTTACAGCATTAATTGCTCTTTCGTATGCCTTAGAACCACTTGCGGAAGCTCCACTACAATCAAGTCCTTGTGTATTTGTTGCAACGATATTAGTACCTGTTGCTTTTAATACTGAAGGATCTTGTCCGTCAAATCCACCTTGAAATGGAACAACGAATTTTCTCTGTGCTTTAGCAGATAATGCAAGTGTAATTGCTTCTAAAGCAGTTGATTCTTGTGTATCACCAATTGAACCTGCAGATGCATGTCCTAACATATTTTCAAGTGAAAATGCTGCATTCTCTCCTGAACCTGCACTTGCTGGTGATGGTGCTAGATATTGTTTGTTATTTTCGTTTGCGAAATCCCAACCATAATATACATTTTGATCAAAAACTCCAAGAGTATTAGTCTGTGCAGTTACGAAACTTGCACTTGGTACTGTTGAAGTTCCAAGTGAAGGATTAGTTGCTGCTGCAAACCCATGTGGTACTAATGCTTCATTAATACCTTCAAGATTTGATTCCCAATCACTTAGATAAATGTGAACAGATTGATTTGGCCAATCACCATTGTGTGTTAATTTGCCTTCTGAATCAATTGTTACATATCTATCACCAATTTGTCGTGGTGCGAATTGTTTTGAATCTGGATCAAAGTTTAAATTAGTAAATGATTCAAGTACTGTACCATCATCAGTTTCACCTGGATTATTTTTCAACACATGAAGTGCGAATGAACTATAATCACTACCAGGAACATTTCCTGCTGCAGTTAAATCTGATATTCCAATTTTGAACTCTGAAGTAACATCCGAACCATGTGAACGAGTGTTAACTTTAAAAAGATTCTTTCTTCCACCACCACTTAATTGTGATATAATATAAGGTGTGGTTGCTACTGCATAATCATGAGTGAAATCTTCACCAGATGATGCAGATGCTGCACTACAACTTACATTTGCATCAAATCCGTAACTTGATACATAGTGTTTGTATTCTTTATACACATATACATTTGTGTTTGTTGTTTGTGGGTCTGACCCAAAAACTTTTGTTATGTAATTATCTGAACCAGTATCAAATGAAATTGTTTTCGCAACACTATTAATTGTTAGTGTAGTTGAATTCCAATTTGCACTTGCGTCAACTGTTGTCATTGCAGCTGCACCCAAATTCAATGAACTATTAGCTCTTGAAGGGTGTAATACTGCAGCAACACGAGTTCCGCCACCAGCAGCTGTTCCAGCTGCTACTAAACTTAATCGTATTGAACTTGGTTGATAACCACCTAAACCTAATACACGAACTATCGTAACAGAAGGTGCATTTCTCAAATATTCTTGAACTGTCATGGGTACATAGAAGCGACTATCCACATCTCCAAAGACATTCTGAAATTCCCCAAAACTTGAGATTTGAGTTGGTACAAATGCTGGCCCTTTTTTCGTTGGACCAATTATAGCTGCACCAATTTCAGCAATACCTTGTGGAAGAAAGGATAAGTCTTTTTCTCTTGTAAACACTCCAGGACTTACTATTCTTTCAGCCATTTTATTCTCCTAATAAGGTTTATAAATTATATATATCGGAACGATATACTTCGATTAATAAATATCAGTTGTAATCCCCAAAATGGGTCAACCTGATAATTTTTTTTATATATTAGGAAGTTTTTTCTGAAATAACATCAGTTTCAGGTGTAGCTACGGGTGTAAATACTCCTGATTGTGGGTCAAGATTACCTGGACCATACTTTTCATTCAAAGTTTTCACAAGTTCTTGTTCTGTAGTTTGAGTTTCAGTATACTTTGCTTCCAACTGAACTTCAGTTTCTTCTAAAGTATTAAGTTGTTGATATAAGAGAACCTTTCTTACTTTAATTGCTCCAAAGTCGTTTTGGACAGCTGCGTAAGTATCTCTTAATCCTGAAAGTGATTTTAACTCGTCTTCTGTGAATTTAATTTCATCTGATTTTGCCATTTATATAACTCCTTATGTTATAACTTTATTAACTATATATAAATATCAAGTTTTTATCCAAAAACTTAATTTTTTTTTAATCTTTCATCCTTTTATTCATTTTAGTTTTTCTTAACTCATCTATCTGTTTTTGTTGTTCTTTTATTGCTTCTATTAATAATGGTACAATTTTTTCATATTTAACTGCAAGATATCCACTTTCTCTTTCTTCAACGACTTCAGGTAATACTTCTTGTATTTCTTGTGCAACAACACCAACATCATGTCCTTTATATATAGATTGTTTATCATTCCAATCAAATGTATACCCACCGATTTTTCCTATTTTATCTAATGGATTAGAAATTGATATTAGATTATCTTTTAATCTTTCATCCGAAGAAGCATATGCTACAACATCACCACCAGCGTGTACATTTTCAGCAACACCAACACCACCATCAACTATAAGTGCTCCTGTTGTTTTACTTGTTGAAGTGGTGGTTGCATCTATATTAACTGCTAATGTGAACGATTTTGCTCCACTAAATGTTTGTGTTGTGTCTAAGTGAGCAGTGTTAGCTGATAAATTACCATCAGGTAGAAGACCTGTTACATCTGCTGTTAAATCAATTGCATTTTGTGTAATAACTTGATTACTTATTGTGATATAATCAGGTGTTCCACTTAATGTAACATCGCCAGTATTTGTACCAGTTACATTTTGAATACCATCAGCAATATCCTTAGTAATTGAAGTTCCACCAATTTTTAGTGTAGTGGCATCAACCTCAACTACACTTGAACTTACATAATTGAATGATGCACTTGTTGCTGATAATGTTGCTGTACTTGGATTGTATGTAAATGTTCCTGTGTCATCTAATAAAGCATTTGATCCATCATGAAAAGGAATTGCAAAGTCTGTATCGGCTGTACTATCTGTAACAGTTACAGTAGCTGCTAATGTTGCATTACCTGCTGTTAAACCTGAAGCCGTTCCTGTTACATTTGTCATCACACCACTTGCTGGTGTTCCCAAAGCTGGTGCCACCAAAACCATTCCACTCGCCATAGTACCTTGAGATACTTGAGCTGCAGGTAGTGCTGTACAATTAGTTAATACACCACTTGCTGGTGTTCCCAGAGCTGGTGCCACTAAAACCATTCCAGAAGCCATCGTACCTTGAGATACTTGAGCCGCTGGTAATGCTGTTGCGTTTGTTAAAACTAACGCTGAAGGAGTTCCTAAATCTGGTGTTGTTAAAGTAATCCCTGCAAGTGTTAAACCACCACTACCTCTATTGTGTGCAATTGAAGTAGTTCCAATATAAAATGTATCTCCTGGTTGAACTGCTGAATCAGCTGTTGATTGGGCTGCTGCGGCATTGGTTACACCAGTTGAGCCTCTATCGTAAGCTGCCTTAACGGCCGTTGCACTTGCTCTCGTTGTACTTGAAGTTGTGCTGGTTGAATTTGTTATTGAAGTATCACCAGTATTTGTACCACTCTGTCCAACTAAATATGTTTGATTAATAGCAGTACCTTGCCATACACCACTTGAAATTGTTCCAACTTCAGTAATGTCTAACGCATTTATCCTTGTTTTAGTTTCATCACCTGTGTTAGTTCCACTTTGTCCACTTAAATAAGTAGTTGAAATTGCATCACCATTCCAAACACCAGTTGCAATTGTTCCGACTGCTGTAATATTCGTTTGTGAAGCAGTTAGTATAGTTCCTTCTAAATCCCCAGTTACATCACCTGTTACATCCCCATTAAACCGATTAGCAGTTATTTCACCTGTACTTGGATTGTAAGTCATACCTGAATGGTCTTGTTCTACTCCAAGATTTCCACCATCTGTATCAGCTCCTGCTGAGAAAAGGATAGCATTTTCTTCATTAGTACTTTCATTATCTGTAATGGTTATAGTTGCTGCATTTCCCATTGTATCTGCCACTATGCCATCAGTTTGTGATGTAACGAATGTGTGTATTTGGTCTGCTGTTGCTAAACCACTACCACCATCTGAAATAGCTGCTGTCTTAGCAGATATCGTTCTTGCTGCACTTGCGTTAAATGTTGTTCCACTATTTAATTGAACAGTAGTATTATCTACAGTCAAATCATTCAAATTACTACCAAGAGCAACTCCACTAATTGTTGAATTTGAAAGTGATGAATTAGCAATATTTGATAAAGTATTTGAAGCACCACTAATTGTTTTATTTGTTAAAGTGTCTGATGTATCACGACCAACTATAGTATCCGACGCATTCTGTAAAGTCCATGTTCTATCGGCTGTTGGATCTGTAACGGTTAAAGTTGTTTCATAACCATCATCTGTAGCTCCCTCAAAAATAACTGAACTTGTTACCACAAGTGTTGCAGTATCTATAAAAGTTTGTGTTCCTGAAACACTTATATTAGGAACTACTAATGTTGATGTACTTGGATTATAAGTAAATGTTCCTGTATCGTCTAATAAACCATTTGAACCATCGTGTAATACAATTGGCCAATTATTATTACTTGTATCATCCGTAACGGTTACCGTTGTAGCTGTTCCACTTGTATTTGCTGCTATACTATCAGTTTGTGTTGTAACAAATGTGTGTATTTGGTCTGCTGTAGCTACGCCACTACCACCATCTGAAATTGCTGCTGTATTTAATACTGCACTTGTTCCTAATCCTAAAGTTGTTCTTGCATTTGATGCGGCCGCGTCATCTACTAAACTTCTACCAAAAGATGTTATTGCGGTTTCTGCAAAAGTATCGGCAGCTGTTGTATAAATCATTTTATCAGCTGCAGTTGTTGTTGTACCTATATTTCCAAGTGTAGTAACTTGGGCTGCACTCCAACCTGCAACTGAAGCTAATTGAGCATCATACGCTTGAACATTTGATCCAATTGTTAATCCTAAGTTGTCTCTTGCATCAGAAGCATTTGAAGCACCAGTACCACCATATGCGACTCCAATGTCTGTTGAATTCCATACACCAGTTTGGATTGTTCCAATTGATGTAATATTTGTTTGAGATGCAGTTTGTAGAGTTCCTGTTAAGTTTCCACTAAATCCAGTTGAAGTTAATAATCCTGTACTTGGATTATAAGTTAAACCTGAATCAGTTTCGGCCCCTTGAGTTCCTGATACCCCATCTACGAATAAAGGATAAACAGTTTCATCAGCTGAATTATTTGCAGTTACTGTAATACTTGTTCCTATTGCTGCAGTTCCACCGATGTTAAGACTCGATGCAGTTCCTGATATATTTGTACCAACTAACGCACTTGGTGTTCCTAATGCTGGTGTTACTAAAGTAGGACTATTTGATAATACTACATTAGTAGTTCCAGTACTTGTTGTTACTCCAGTTCCACCTTGATCTACAGCTATCGTAGTTCCTTCCCAAGTACCAGTTCCAATTGTTCCAACTGATGTAATTTGAGTTTGTGAAGCATCTACACTTAAACTATGTGCAATTCCTTCACCAGTTGTAGCTCCTGTTGAAGTGATTCCTGTACCACCAGTAATTGTTCCTACATAATTTCCTGTCGTGTGAGTTGAAAGTGTAATTAAATCGTTTAGTGTTGTTGCTCCAGTTCCACCTTGCGCGACTGCAACAGTTGTACCTTCCCAAGTACCACTTCCAATTGTTCCTACAGTAGTAAGATTAGCTGCAGTTGTAATTCCAGTTTGAATTGCTTGACTTATACTACCACTAATTTCATCACTTGCCTTTATATGTGCAATTGAACCTGTTGCTGTACTTGTAAATCCCGCGGCTGTTATAGTACCACTCGAAGTATCATTTCCATCATTTCTAATATATACATCATCTATATCAAAATCTAATGTATTATCACCATCTTCATAAGTAACAGAAATATCTGATTCTGTATTGGAACTAACCATAGCTCCAACAGTATCAGCAATTGTTTCAGATAATGTAACTCCAGCAATTGTTATTGCATCGGCCTCTAAAGTTCCGTCAATATCGGCATCACCACTAATATCTAATGATGTTGCATCAACTTCACCAGCAACAGTAACAACACCACTTGATAATGTGATTAAATCTGTATCACTTGTGTGTCCGATTACTGCTCCATCAATAGCAACATTATCTACAGTAAGTGCAGTTAGTGTACCAAGACTCGTAACATTTGTTTGAGCTGCTGTTTGTAGTGTACCTGTAAGGTTACCATTTACATTTCCTGTAAATTGTGTACCAGTTAAAACTCCTGTACTTGGATTATATGTCAATCCTGTATCAGTTTCTGCCCCTTGAGTTCCTGTTGCCCCATCTACAAACAAAGGATATACAGTTTCATCAGTACTATTATTTGCAGATACAGTAAGACTTGTTGCTAAACCTGCTGTACCTGATATATTTGCAACTACAAAATCTAAAGTATTATCACTATCATCATATGTAACATCAATATCACTTTCAGTATTACTCGTTACCATTGCTCCAATGGTATCAGCAATATATTCAGCAAGAGTTGTACTATCTACTGTTATTGCATCGGCTTCAAGTGTTCCATCTATATCTACATTGCCCGATATATCTAAAGTTGCTGCTACTAACTCTCCACCTATTGTTAAATCACCTGAACTTGGATTATATGTTAATCCTGTATCTGATTCTGCTCCTTGACTTCCAGTTGTACCATCTACAAAAATTGGATATACGGTTTCATCGGTTGAATTATTAGCTGAAACGGTAATATTATCTGCTGTACCAGTAGTGTCTTGATTGAGAGTTCCTATAACAAAATCTAATGTGTTATCACTATCTTCATAAGTAACAGCAATATTTGTTTCTGTGTTGGAACTAACCATAGCTCCAACGGTATCAGCAATTGTTTCGGATAATGTAACTCCAGCAATTGTTATTGCATCTGCCTCTACTGTTCCATCAAAATAAGCATCTTTGAACTCTAAAGCATCTGTACCTAAATCTACAATAGCATTTGATCCTGGAGTTAAAGCCCCGTCTGTAAGGATTAATTGTTTTTCATTACCAGTGTAAAAGTTAATTGTATTTGCATCTTCAAAATCTATTTTTGTTTCATCATCTTCACCAATTTTAATATCTGTTGCAAATAACGAAGTAATAGTAGTTTGTGCTGCATCTATATCTATATCTGCGGTATTTAATGTTAACCCATCACCTGCTGTGATTGCACTTGTAATTGTAAGTGTATTACTTGTTGCTGAAGTTGTTATACCTGTACCACCTGCGATAGTAAATGTCTCACTATCTAAGTCAATTGCAATAGTACCACTATCTGAACTGACATCTAAATCTTCTGCTGTAACTGTATCGTCTACATATTTTTTAATACTTTGTTGGGTCGCAAGTGAAGTTGCACTATCTGAACCCATTGCATCTTCATCGAGAACTGCAGTTACAGTTGCCCCTGAAGATAAGGTTAAACTATCTATATTGGCAGTACCATCTATATATAAATTATTCCATTCTTTTGTACTTGAACCTAAATCATATGTTCCATCTGCATCTGGTGTTAATGAACCACTAATAAGTTCAAAACTACCACTATCAGCAATATGATGTTTCCAGGGTTTTGCATCAGTTCCAAGTTGTCCTTGACTTCCCGTTCTGGGGACTAAATTTTTAGTTGCCATAATTCATTTCCTTATGTTACTCTTGGCATTAAATCACTATTGTCATCTAATTCATAAAATACTGGTATAATCTCTCCACCAGCTGTTGGCATTAAATCATCATTCTCATCTTCATCAAATGCTGAAGCTAATGATGTACCACTTGTTATACTTACAGTTACATCATTACCACTATTTGTGGCAGTAACTACACTACCTACGAAATTTATACTTGATACTTGAGATGTGAGAGATGAACCTTCTTCTTGAACTGCTATATTAGCAGTGTCTGCATTAATTCCTGTTAAGGCAGATCCATCACCAGAGAAATAACTTGCTGTTACTTGATTTAGTTCGGCGTTTGAACCCGAAACTACTACTTTTTTCCAATTTGGCATCTATCTTATCTCCTTACGGTTGGTTACCTTTCGGCCCACTTCCTAATGTTGCCACACATCAGGCCAATAAAGTTATTTTTCTACCCAAAGTTCACCATCTTGTTCTTTGAGTCTTTGTTTTTCTTCTTGTTGAATATCTTCTATCTGCTGTTTAACTACATCATCTTTCGATTTTGTTTTTGTCTTAATCATAGCTTCTTTTCTATTCAACAATTGATATTGTGATTTCAGTTTATTAACAACTTCCATCGCAATTCCCAAATGTTTACCTGGAATCATTCCATTCTTAATTGTTTCAAATAAGAATTCAATTTCTTCTTTTTTGAACTTAGCGACTTCATCAACTATAGTTCTTACTTTATTTGCATTCACTGCCATCTTTGTAACCCTTTTATTTAAGTTTAACTAAATATAAATATATCTCCTGTGGATGTATTTACATGCATCATTCCAATTCTGTCTCCAGCTGCCGAACCGAAATCACTTGGATTTCCACTCGCATCTGCTGCTGAACCACTAACACTCACAACATATTGTCTTGGTGTTATTGTTGTAGAATCGTGAGAAGTATCATCTTGTTTTGATAATGCCCATCTTGAAGCACTATCATCATATCCAAGAGCTGTACCACCACCTGCTCCATTTGTCTCAACTACAATTCCACCATCTCCAGCGGATGAACCACTTGCCATTAGAATAAATCTATCAGCAACTTTTAAGTTCGTGGTATCAATTGTGGTTAATGTTCCATTAACATCTAAACTTCCAGGTATAGTAACGGTAGTATCACTCTTACCTATTGTTACTCCTGTTGCATTTGTTCCACCAATTGTGATTGTAGATGTTGCGTCCATATTAATGACTCCACCATCTGCATCTATATCCATTTCAGAAGCACCCATTGTAAGTGCTCCACTTCCATCAATACCTACGGTTGAACCATTAAGTGTAAATGCCCCTGAATTAATATCAACGGCTCCACTTGTAGTAACATCAACTTCTGCTGCATTTCCTGC